AAACGCCGTATCAGATAATTCAGCACATTCAAATATTGATGCATTAATATCACAAGCCGCATTAGCACAAATGCAACCAATGGCAGGTGGTGGTTATGTTGGTAATCAAAATATCGCTGGTTATGAAAATGGTGGAGATGTTTTAGATGAAAAAAATCTTGGTTTCCTTGGTAGATTATTATCAAAATTAAGTGGTGCTGATAAACGGCAAAAGGCTTATGAAGAGCTTGTACCAAAAGCAGATAATGTTGATATGCCCCTACAGGCTTTAAATTATCGTTTGCCATTCGAATCAGAACTTTCCGGCACGAGTGAAGACGAGATAGCAGATGAGATAGCATTGTATTTTCAAAATAAGGAAGCTGAACAATTAATGAGAAAAATTGACTTTGCTGATACAGAAGGATATAACTTATACAAATATTATAAAACAGATGATGAGGGAAGACCTGCAACTCAGGGTTACCAAGATGGTGGAGATATTTCTCCAGAAACGCTTATGGATTTAGCTAAAATAAAAAATCTAAATTATACACAGCCTTCATTCATGTTACCAACAATGGAATCTTTAAATAATTTAAAACTATCTGATGTTTATATGGATTCTGTTCGTTCTGATGGTGATACTGAAATGTTTGACAGACTTATATCACTTGCATCAAGCTTTGGTCAAAAAAATAATAACTCTGGAGAAAGATACAAACCTCTTTCAGATGAGGAAATCCTTGATTTTTATAACCAATTAAAAAAAGATAGCGGTTACCAAGATGGTGGTGCAGTTAGTGATAACACCGCTACTTCCGCTATGGATGCACTTATAGCTCAAGCTAAAATAGCTGAACTCCAAAAAAAAAATCCTTTAAGTAATTATTCAATGGTAGATGCCGACAAGGTAGATGCCGAAAACCAAGAAATACTAAATGCTATCATAGATTCTGTAATGCCGGGTGGTGCTATAGGTTCTATAAAACAAACAGGTAAGTTAGCACCTTTAGCTAAGAAATTTGCAAGTTTAGCACCAGATAAAGGTAAGCAAAAAGTATTAGATAAAATAGCAAGTGAAATGAGCGTTGCTCCTAGTAGAAAAGTAATGCAAAACCCATCAAGAAACTTATACGACTATAAAGATTATAAGGTTTTAGAAAACACTTTAAATAAACCATTTGATGCAATGGATTTAATTAACAAAGGTTATTTACAAAAATATACTAACAAGTTAGTTAGAAATATGAATCCATCTGGAAGTGTAAAATTAGGAGATATAGTTGATGCTGATTATGCAAGTAATATGAGAGGTGGTTATTACAATATTAACGATATGGCTGAAGGCGTTATAAAAATGCCAAAGAAAGAAAGAATAAAAGCAGCTAAAGATTTGTTAAAGTATTTTAACATTAATTTAAGAAATGTTAAAGGTAAGCAAGATGGCGGTGAAATTGTAGAAGACCAAGTTCTCCCAGATTGGAGTAAAATACGCCCCGGAGGTCTTTTAAAGTTATTTAAAGAAAAGTATCAACAAACATTTCCAACTGAACTAGAGTCTTCTATTTATGACAGGGGTGACTTTGTTTATGATTCTCTTGAGCAAGCAGGACTAAGCGATATGTTTCCTGACCGGAAAGAAGGAGAATCTAAAGAGGAGTGGAGAAAGAGGAGTAGGATAGAATATGATAAATGGGATAAAGAGTATAGTAAAGCTATGGGAGGTATGACAGAATATGATTATGATGATGCTATGTCGTTTTTACAGGACATGGCAGACAGAAGAGGGAATAAGACTGATGTTGAAAAAGCAGAGAGAGACTCAGTATTAAGTGCTTTAACACCAGCGATTGCAAGATTATATTCAGAGAATCCTGATATATTCAAATATCCTCCTAAAGGTACAACTAGGTGGATATATGACAATGAAGCTGACCCAGATTTACCTTCTACTCGTAAATATTTAAAATTATTAAGTAGTACTTTTAAGAATGCTTTACCCGGTCTTTATCCAGATAAGATAGGGAAGGGGATAAAAAGACCTGCAACCCCTCCTTCTTCCCCAAGTAAATATAGAGTTGAAGGCGTTGACTACAACGAAGGCGGTGAAGTAAATTCTTTACTTCCTTCTGCTAACCCTAAAAATTTTGAATATAGTAGTGATGAGTTTAATCAAAAAAGATTAGATGGTCTTTTAAATTTTATAGCACAAGAAAATGCAAATGCATATTTATCTGGAGACCCTTCACAATACCCTATGGAAATTAAATTAAGTCGTGAAGAAGATAGATTTAGAAATAATCCTAACCCGGATAAACCATTTGGTGTTACTATTTTAGATGACCTTTTATTAAGAGCATTTGAAAAATATATGTTTGGTACAGTGCCATCTATGAGAGATTAAGATGGAAAAAGACCCTAGAGCAGAAAATAACGAACAACTTTTTAGGCAATGGAGAGATGCTCGTTCAGATTGGGATACCGAAGCTAGAGAAGATATTGATTTTTATTTAGGTAATCATTTTACAGAGGATGAATCTTCTGATTTAGCCGCAAAGAATCAAGCAGATGTACCAATGGATAGAACTTCTGCTGCTGTAGAAAAATTTAAAGCTGTATTAACAGCAAGACCTCCTGCATTTACAATAACCCCAAGAGAAGATTCTGATGTTAAAGTTGCTTCTGTTTGGAGAACTATTTTAGGATATGTGTGGCAAATATCTGATGGTGACTCACAAATGAAACAAGCAATACATGATTATGCTACAACTGGATTAGGTTATTTGTATTCTTATATAGATACAGAATCAGATTTTGGTAGAGGTGACGTGAAGTTTACATACTTAGACCCTTTTAGAGTATATGTCTCTCCTTCTTCTAGAAACCGTTGGCTCGATGATGCTGATGGTATCATATTGTCTACCGTATTAACCCAAGAACAGCTCGTTAACCTCTACCCTCAATTAGCAGACCAAACAGACCCAGAAACTGGAGAAGAAATTCCCGGTTTAGTTAATGATATATCTGAATACCATGATATTGAAGGAAGCGACTACCCAGCTTCTCAAAATAAAAACACAGTAGTTGCTTTTACACCAGCTGATGTAAAAGATAAAGATTACATGGATGTTAAAAAATATCAGATATTAGAAAGATTTTATAAAGTAAAAGTAAACTTTTATTATGTAATTAACACACAAGATAATTCTGAAATGATTATGTCAGAAGAAGAGTTTGCATCTTTTTCTCAAGAAAACCTTGATTTAATAGAAACTGGCATTTTTACAGTTGCTCCAGTACAACAAACTAGAATAAAGGTTTGTGCAACAGTTGGTGAAATTGTATTATATGAACAAATATTAAATACAGATATATATCCTATTGTTCCATTACCAAATATATGGACAGGTACTCCATTTCCTAAGTCTGATATATCTAGAGCTAAACCAATGCAAAGACTTTTAAATAAATTGTGGTCTTTAGCATTATCTCATGCTCAAGCATCTGCTGGATTAAAACTTTTAGTCCCACTTGGTAGTGTTGATGATATATCTCAATTAGAGCAAGATTGGGCAAACCCTAATGCTGTTATTGAAATAGATTCTTCTCAAGGAGAACCTCATTATCCACAGCCTTCTCCGTTAGCAGGCGAGTTTTATAGATTAATACAGCAATCTGAGTTTTATATAGATTTTATATTTGGTTTACCAGAAATGATGCATGGTTTTAGTGACAAAGCACCTGATACTGTTCGTGGTACTGAAAGAATGATAGCACTAGGAAGTGAAAGACCAAAATCTAAATTAAGAGATATAGAGTTTTCTATTAATAGGCTTGGAAAAGTATTATACAATCTTTCAAAAGGTCATTATAGTTTTAAAAAGATGTTTAGGTTATCACAACCAAACAATGATTTAACAGAAGTTATGGTAAATGTTTATGACGATGTATCAAATTCTATTATTGATATTAAGAAAGAAAAGTATAACATTGAGCAACATGATATAAGAATTGAACCCGGTTCTACTATGCCTACAAACAAATATGCAGAACTTAGTGTATATTTAGAGGCATTTAAAATGGGTATTATTGATAGAACCGAAGTGTTAAAGAAGAACCCAGAAATATTTGATAAGGAAGGCATCATGAGAAGAACAGACGAAAAACAAAAGATGATGCAAGAAATTCAGTCCCTACAAGGACAATTAAAGAATTTGCAAGGTGACTTGCAAACAGCCCAAAGAGAATCTGTACAAGACAGAAAACGAGTTGAAGTTGAGAAATTCAAGACTAGACTTGGTGAAGTCACTTCAGATTCTAAAGCAGATAGAAGAGTACAACGTAGTAAACTAGAAAATGAAGTGAAGCTCGAAGTTGAGAAATTAGCTAATCGCCTTAATACTGAAGCGAATAAAGTTAGTTCAGCTCGTAAAACCTAGAGACATTTCGAAAGGATATACATGGAAACTTTAGATAATAATGAGGCTAACGTCGAACCAATGCTTGCTGATGAAAGTAGGTTTGGAGAAAATGAAAGTATCTTGGGTCAATCACCAGAGGGGGTTGACGCTGAGGCTATTGAAGAACCGGCTTTAAATGAGGATAGTGAGGCTCGTAAATTTCAATCAATGTATGACCGCTCTCAAGCGGAACTTAGTGAATTGAAAAAATTCGAACCCTTAGTTAATCTTTTAGAGACGAGACCTGATTTAGTTAAGGTATTGCAGGATAATATTTCAGAATCTCCGAGTCAAGAACAATCATCACCGGAAGTAGTAGTAGACGATTTCAACCCTTGGGACGCTTTTGACCCAAAGAAGGATACCCCTTCTAGAAAGCTAGTAAAATCCGATATGGAAAGAATAGCAGAACAGAAAATCAGCAAAGCTATGGCAGAGCAACAGGCAAAAGTTCAAACAGAAATGCACTTGAACAATACTGTTAATACTTTGAGGAATAACTATAAGATGTCCGATGGTGACATTAAAGAGTTTCTTCAATTTTCAACTCAGCCAAAAGAGCAAGTTGGTTTAGGTAACCTTGTTAAGTTATGGCGTGATGTCAGTGGGGTTAGTCAAAATAATACTGATACCTTGAATGCGGTAAAAGCCGCTCAAGATACTCCTCGCAGTGCTGGAGTTCTACAAGGACAACCTGTTCAGAATAAATCTGAAGCAGATAAATTGTGGGAATCCGTTAAGAATGCAGGGAGTAGGAATAGTGTTTTATAAATAACAAAATAGGAGTAAATAATGGCTACTTATAATAGTGGACAAGTAAAATTTGGTACTCCCGGTGCGGTTATTGATTCAACCATTCCATCACGTAGGTTATATGACTTTAGTGATAGGGTTGCGGAATTAGCCCCGGAGGAGTCTCCATTTTTTGTATATTTGTCTAAAGTAGGAAAAGTTCCTACCTCTGATAGTCAATTTCGTTTTCTAGAAGATAGAAGCAAAATTGCTATGACAGATAGGGCGTTTACAACATCTAGTAATCTAGGTGCTATTGCTGAAGATACAGAAGATGTAATGACAATATCTTCTTCCCCTTGGGTAATAAAAGGTATGGTTTTAATGGTATCATCTACTATTTCAGGTATGGGTGAAGGTACTAATGCAGCAACTTGTGTTGTTACAGCGGTAAATTCAGCTACTGAAATTAGAGTTAGATGGCTTAGAGAAAACTCTACAAGTGCAGTAACTATTGATGGTTCAGGTACAGCTGTTAATGTTCAAGTTATTGGTTCAGCGTTTGCTGAAGGTTCTGGTTCTCCAGACGTATTTTCTCAAGAGCTTGATAATGATTATGGGTTTACCCAAATCTTTAAAACAGCTTGTGAAATGTCTAATACTGCTAGAGCAACTCAGTATCGTGGATACGCTGATGAATGGCAACGCATTTGGAATCTAAAACTTCGTGAACACAAGATTGACATTGAAAGAAGTATGCTTTTCGGTCAACGTGCTAGTGTTGGCGGTGTTCAGTATTCTGAAGGTATTGTTGGTCACATCATTGCTGAAGGTGGTACTCCACCAGTAGATGCAGTTCAATTATCATATAACGAAGGTAAAGCTTACCATAAGTCTATTGCAGATGGTTCGGTAACTTATGACAATTTATTGTCTGACCTTGAAGTGGTATTTGACCCAGCTCGTGGTGGAAGTTCATCAAAGCTTGCTTTGTGTTCTCTTCCTGTAATCTCATTATTTAATAAAATGGGAGATGGTGGATTTATTGATGCTTCAACTTTAAATACTCAAGCTCAGTATATGATTGAAAGGTCGCAAGGTTCTTTTGGGCATAAAGTAATGAAGATTGATACTATTCATGGTGAATTAGCTCTTGTAAAAGAGCCTTTGTTCAGAGGATTAGCTTCTACCTTTATGGCATTAGTTGACCTTGACCATGTTTCATACAGACCTTTGGTTGGTAATGGTATTAATAGAGATACCCAAATACAAACAAATGTACAGGGTGCAGATGAAGATTTACGTAAAGACATGATTCTTACAGAAGCAGGTCTTGAAGTTTCTCTTCCTGAAACTCATGCATTGTTTAACTTTGAAGGAGCTTAATCATGAGAAGTGACGTATTAAACTCAAGTAGTAACAATTATGGTAAGTTACCAGAAGTGTATAAATATTCTGCTAAAACAGCGAATTTTTCTGCGGTTGATGGTCATGCTTACCTTGTAACTAAAGTAGATGGATGTGCAGTTACATTGCCTTCATGTGAAGCTGGTATTAAAATAAAGATTATCTTTGGAGCTGTAACGAGTAATGCTCATTCAATTACAGCTGCTGCTACAGATGAGCTTTTAAGCGGTTACGCTTTAATGCTAGATTCAGCTGATGGTACTGCTGCTCAACATAAAGTTTTTGCTCCAGATGAATCAGATGATGATGCCTTCTCAATGAATGGCACAACAACTGGTGTTTCTGCTGAAGTAGAACTACTTGGTCGTAGTGATAAAAAATGGCAAATTGAAGCAAGAGTTTATGCTTCAGGTGCTGTTGCTACACCATTTGCTTAATCCGAATAAATAAGGATAACAGTATTTAACTGTGGGGGCTGTCAAAAAAAGGCAGCTCCCGAAATATTGAAAGAATTATGAAAAGATGTGAAAATTGTAATGAACCTAACCCAGAAGGTTGGTTCTATTGTAGAGAATGTGGTGGTAAAACTTCTAAACCTAGTTTTACAACCAATATGTATATGAGAAGTGAAATTGGTAAAAGAACTGATATTGAATTTTCTACTCCAACAATGGAAGAAGATATAAAACAAAGAAATAAACAATTACAAAGTAGGTAATAATGGCTACATTAAAAGTTAAAATACAAGAAGATATTATACTTGAAAATCAAGATTATGGTTCTAAAAGAACAAAAGAAATAACTGGCGTAAATGATATTTTAAAAAGAATTGTGTCTGTTCCGGCTGATGTTGATGTTAGTTTGGTTGTTTTTCAAGATAATGTTGGTACTAATACATATCCCAATATAGATGTTGATTTATTAAAATATATGAGAATAACAAATTTACACGCATCAACTGATATTAATTTAGCAGTTATTGGAGATACCGCTAATTTTCAAATAGTCTTGCAAGCTGGTCACAGTTTTATGTTAAGTAAAGCAGATGATGGAATAGCCGTAGAGGGTGCAACAGATACAAGTCCAGCTTATTCAGGTTTTCAAGAAATAAATAGAATTGAAGTTGATTCTGGTTCTAGTGCAGTTAATGTTGAAGTTTTTGTAGCGAGTGCATAATGGCTTGGGATTTTGCAGCTGAAATAAGTGCTTTAACAGGATATAATGCTGATTATGGTACTGATTCCCCTACTGGCGAAACATATAGAGAACATACGACTCAATGGTTAACTGATTCAGCAAAAGAAGTTATAAATCAATTACCT